TTTACCAAGCTTAGATTCTGACCAGATAAATTCTTATTATAATAAAGACCATATCTATCTAGAATTAGATACTATTAATGCTGTTTTTAGTTCTATGAGAAAAGATATTTTAAATAGCTTCAAAGCTCTTAATTTAGAAATGGAACAAGTAAGTGATAGTCTAAATACGTTAGTTAAAACTAATCCAGAGTATCATAAAATGGTCTATGATAAAAATAAAGCTGTTATTAATCTAGAACTTCTTAAACAAAAGATTAAAAAGTTAAATGATGATATTTATAGGCTTGAGAGTGGAGTATTATCTGATAACTTGATAGAGAAAAATACTGATAACTTTAAAAGAGAGCGTGTTTATTTATTCAATAAGTTTATACAAACTAATGATGCCCCTAAAAATATGTATAGTACTTCAAAGTATGCTGTGCCTACTATTTTAGGAGAGTCTGATAGTATGGATGATTTTAATGATGATATAGAAGGAGATTATATAAATTTTGACGAAGGGGTATATATTGATTTTGAACAAGATGCTCACCATATTAGCAATTTGACTGAAGATAGGTTAAATGATCTTTTAAATGATGATCTTATAAGTGTTGAATCTTTTGATACTTTAAAATCTTATAAAGGTTTTAACTAAATGAAAGAACTCTTAAAAAAACTAGTAGATAATGATATAGATTTTTCTCAATATATTCTTTTATATAGTTTATTTCAAGGAGATAAGTTTTATGCTGAAGAGTATAATAAGATAGAAATCTATGATAGTAGTCAAGGTATTCAAAAATTAATTCATCTAGGATTTTTATCTAGAATTCAACTACTTGAGGGTACTAGTAGATATACAGATTTTATTAAAGATAATTTATTTATTACTAAGTTAGGTATTGACAGATTCTTTAAAGAGTCTGTTAGTACCCCTAGTAATGAATCTATTTTACCTAAGTACAGAGTACTATGGATAGAAGAATGGTATGATTTGTTTCCTAAAGGTATTAAGTCAGGAGGTTACTATGTTAGAACCTCTATAAAAGATTGTGATAAAAAGATGCATAAGTTTCTACTTGATAATTCTGAATTTACCAAAGATATAATTCTTGAAGCTACCAAGAACTATATTGAGGATATGAAAAGTAAGAATTACGCAATGATGAAACTAGCACCTAATTTTATATATAAAGATGGGGTAAGTATGTTAAGCGGATCTTGTGAAGCCTATGTCCAAGGTGTAAACAATAATCAAGATACTTATTCAACTAATGAATTAACTGGAATATAGTTAGATGAGTGATTTAAAGTCAAGGATAGAAGAAGGTTTAGCGGGGAAGTATGAGGGATTATCTAATGGCTTTGATAGGCTAAATAACTACATTTTTGGTGTACAAAGAAAGTGTAAAACTCTTATAGGTGGTAATAGCGGTACAGGTAAAACAACATTATGTGATTATATGGTTAGTAATGCAATACAAGATGCACAAGCTAAAAATATAGAACTAGATGTATTTTATTATTCTTATGAGATAGATAAAGTAACTAAGCAGTGTAACTGGTTAAGTACTATTATATTTAATAAGTATGGTATAACAATTCCTCCTGAGAAGATTAAAGGTTTAGGTCAAAATAGATTAAGTTCTTATGAGTTAGGATTAGTTACTGCTGAAATTCCTTATATGGAAGAGATGTTTAGTAAAATAAATTTCTATTTTAAACCAGAGAATCCAACAGGTATGTATTATACTTTATGGAAACACGGTGAAAAACATGGTGAATTTATTTATGATTATTACATTAATTCAGAAGGAAAGAAAGACAGGAAAATTGTAGGTTTTAAACCAACTAATCCAGATTGGCAATGTTTAGTAGTAGTAGATCACTTATCTTTATTAAGTCTTGAAAGGGGGTTCTCTGTAAAAGAAAATATCGATAAGTGGTCTGAGTACTGCGTACAACTAAGTAACCAATTTGGTATTAGTTTCTTTAACATTAGTCAGTTTAATGATTCACTATCTAGTGTAGAAAGAAGTAAGTTTAAAGGTGTAGATTTATCTCCGCAACAATCAGATTTTAAAAATACTAGGAATCCTTATGACGATAGTGATGTTGTTATAGGACTTCTAAATCCTTGGAAACTTGATATGAGAGAAAGTCTTAATTACAAACTAAATGACTTTAAAAGTAATTTTGTAATGTTGAAGATTATTAAAAACAGATTATCTGTAGATAATATAGCAATAGGAACTCTTTTTAATCCTAAAGCAGGTACATTTATAGAATTACCTAAGTCTAACGAAATGACCGAAGACCTATACAAAGAGTATTTAAACAAATTAAAATAACTAGATGCAAGAAGAAGAAAAAGAGAAAAATGGAGCTTCAGTAAGTTTACAAAAGTATGATGAATCAGTTCAAGCTGACTTATTAGTAAAAGCTGAAACATGGATTGCAAGTGGGTTATTACCAAGTTCAATTAAAAAACCAGAACAAGCTGTTGTTATAGCTTTGAAAGGTAAGGAATTAGGACTTGAAACTATGGCTTCTTTTGAGCTCATAGATGTGATTATGGGTAAACCAGCACTAAAACCGAAAGGTATGGCCTCATTAATCAGAAAGGGAGGTGTAAGAACCAAAACTATAAAAGATTTTGAGCCTATCTTAGATGAGAAGGGTGCTAAAGTTGATTATATTACAACTATTAGATTCTACCGAGATGGTATAGAAGAAGATGTATCTTATACCTATAGAGATGCTGAGAGATTAGGATTGACTAATAAGGACAATTGGAAGAAACAGCCTGCTGTTATGCAGTATTGGAGGTAAATAATAATGCCTCGTAACCTATTTAACTGCTGGGATACCCTAAAGTTTAACAACTAAATCGGAAATTGAAAAATTAAACGCAAATGTTAAAAATGTTAAAATATTTGGAATTTATAAATTTATTGTTATATTGTAATAATGAATAATAAAACAAAAAATGGGCAATCAGCATCCAAGCCTCTAAGTACAATTGTATATGAGGAAGGTTCAACGACTATCCCGCAAGGGAGTACATGGCTTAATAGCCTTGGAAAAGGTAGGGATTATTCTAAAATCTCTAAAAACTTAAAAGGTATTTATATAATAATTAATACTAAAACTAATAAATTTTATATAGGTTCTTCATCTAATATTAAAGTTAGATTACACGATCATTTTACTAGATTACGAACTAATAAACATACAAATCAACATTTACAAAATTCTTTTAATACAGATACAATAGAAAATTTTGATTTTGATATATTAGAAGTAACTGAAAATTTGAGAAATATAGAAAAAATTTATTTAGAATTTTGTTTTAATAATTATAAAAATTTATTGTTTAATAAAACAAAAATGGTAGCAGGTTCAGCTGGATTTAACTTTACTGATTTAGAAAAATTAAAAATGTCTAAATCTAGAAAAGGAATTCCAAAAACAGAAGACTTCAAAAGACAATTAAGAACTCCAATTTTACAATATGATATATATGGTAATTTCATAAGAGAACACTTAGGAATTAGAGAAGCCGCTAAAACTGTAAACTGTAATCATAGAACAATTCAATATTCTTGTAATGAAAAAAATATTACAGCAAAAGGTTTTGTTTGGAGGTATAAAATAAATAATGAAATACCTTTAAAAATAGTAGTTAGAGAAAATAAAAAAAAGAATAGTTAAGATATAGTCTGACTTTTATAGAAATATAGAAGAGTATCGGTTATTCTAAAGGTGCTAATAGAGTTGCCCCTGATTTAATTAATGGCCTTTATACAACTGAAGAATTATCGAGTTTTACTCCTAATTCTCCTCAGATAGAAATTACAGAAGATGGTGATGCTATTGTTGTACAATAACTTTACTATATACAAGATTACAAATTATAAACATATTCCCTTAACCAAAACAAACATAATACGATAAACATATGAGCGCAACAACATTTAATTTTGCAGAAGTACAATCATCAAAAGAAGTAAAAGCAGTAATCCGTCCAGGAGTTAGTGAGAACATTACTATTGCTGGAGTATCAGAAGGTCAAACACCTAATGGTAAAAAGATAATCTCAGTAGTATTTAATAACCCAGAAGGTGCTGAATTAACTATTGACATGTCAATGGAAGGAGGAGCTCCTCAATACACAATGAGAAAGCTAAAACACCTAATGACTAAAGTTGCTTCTGAAGATATTGTCAATTCTGCAACTAATGTAGATGCTGTTAATACTATTCTTAAAGGTGCTAACTTAAGAATGAAATTTACAGGAGAAGAATATGTTTCACAAAGAGATGGTAAAGTATACGTTAAAACTGTACTAGGTTTACCTAACTTTGCGGAAGCTATGACGACTTCTAAAGAAATGAGTACCCTATCTTATAATCCTGCTTCTGAGTATGATTTGAAGAAAGTAAATCAAGCTACTGTTGAAGGTAATGCACCTATAGCAACTGTAACAGATGATTTACCATTCTAAATTTAATTAATTATTAATAAATAAAATCTTAGTTATGTTTGACTTTTCAAAAATACAATCTGAAGACTCTTACATAACTAAAGATTTTGTATTAAGTAGGCTATCAGATCAACAAATTATTGAGTACTATCTTAATATTAAATTAGCGTATAGTAACTTAATATCTAGTCCTTTTAGAGAGGATAAAAATCCAAGTTTTGGAATAAAATATAATGGAAATAAATTTACAGCTAAAGATTTTGGTACTAAAGAAATATTTGATTGTTTCAATATAGTAGAAAAATTATATAATTGTAACTTCCAAGAAGCATTAAGGATAATTTCTAATGATTTTAATCTTATTAGTAAGTCAGAAAAACCTGTTACTCGCGATAACACTTTACAGCAAAGTCAACCTGTAACAGCAACAAGTCTGATTAAACCTAAGAAGAATGTCATTACAATAGAAGAGCAACCTTTTACTAAGGTAGATTTAGATTATTGGAGTCTATATGGTATAGATGAAAATACTTTAAACTTATTTAATGTAAAGAGTTGTAAATATGTTTGGTTAAATGGTAGTTTATGCAGAATTTACAATAGTAAAAACCCTGTGTATGCTTATCAATTTGGTAAAACTTATAAAATCTATTGCCCTTTAACTAAAAACAAGAAAACTAAATGGTTGTTTTCTGGTAATCAAACTGATATAGAAGGTTATGATGCTTTAGTAACTAATTATGAAAAATATGTATTTAATACTATTATCGTAACCAAGAGTCTAAAAGATGTTATGTGTCTATATAAATTAGGTTACCAAGCTATAAGTTTACAAGGTGAAGCTAACCCTTTTACTTTTGAATTATATTTAAAACTAAAAAATCTTGGATTAAAAAACTTCTATTCTTTTTATGATAATGATAAAGCTGGAATTGCTGGTACTAATGATATAGTATCAGCTTTTTCTGATTTTACACCTTTATATATACCAGATGAATACGGAGCTAAAGATATTAGTGACTATATTGCAAAGTTTGGGTTAAGAGAAGCACAAATATTGATTGATAGCCTACTCTAATACAATAATCCTTAATTAAAGTATGAGGAAGATATATGAGAGGTTACCAAATAGATGATAAAAGTATAATATATCAAAAAGTTTTAGATAACTATTTAGAATATATTACACTTAGCAACAAGAGAAGACCTATTTTTTATAAACGAGGAGTCCCTATACCTAAGAAGTATAAGAAAGAAGATTACGGATTTAACAAAGAAGGTATATTAATTAATAAAGAAAGTAGTGAGAAAGTAATTAAGAATGTTAGAAGTGTAGGAACTCCTAAACTCAAAAAGATTTCTGGGCAAGATATTTGGGTTGGGTTACCTTTTCATCTAAGAACTAAAATTGCTAGAGAAGTTAAATTGTACTTTCTTAATGAATTAAACGATTTACAAAAAATAGATCCTAAGTTGTTTCCAATTGGGGTAGATATGACTTTTGTTAAAAGTATTGATAAGAATAACTGGGATATAGATAATCTAGCTTTAATATACCGTAAGGTGTTATTAGACTGTTTAAAACTAATCGTAGGTGCAGATGATTCATCTGAGTTTATTCAAGAGATACCTACAAGATTTATACCTACTGAAGATGGTAGAAGGCAATTAATTATTACAATATATACTATAAATGATACAAATGAGTAAGACAGTTGAAAAACAAATTAAAAATACACAAATTAGTTTAGATAGTTTTACTTTAGCTTCAGATTTAGCTGATGTACTTATAAAAGATAAATACAAAGACCCCGAATTAATCTTTGATTATGATGAGGTTAATGATTGTTATATCTATAAAGAAAGTATAGCCAACGAGTATGAAGAAATAGTTGAAAATCTAAACGACTATTTAATTAATCAATATAGCAATTTAAATATATATGCAAGAAATGCAATTGACAACGAGCTCTTCGACAGAGAGAGAGTATAAAGGATCTATTTATATGTACCCTACTGAATTAATAGATGGCGTTCTAGCTCAATTTGGACCTAAGTCTGATGAGTATAATGCTGCTATTAATGGTAAGTACAATTTAGGCCCTATGATAGAAGAGTATTTGACTACTGATGCTATTTCTAGTGATGAGTTTATAATAGCTTATGAACAAGGGGATGAGGAGCTTTGGAGATATTATCAAATGTTTACCTTAAATGAGCCCTACAAAGTTTTGTATAATCAATGGTTAGCAGTAATGCATCAAGAAGATGTTAGCTTATTAGAAGAAGATTATGCTGAGTAAATTAGCACCTAATCCTTCGATTAGAGGAACTTTAGTAGACTTTATAAGTAATACTAAGATAATGCAAGATAATGGGCTTAAAACAGCTATAATTGATGCAGATAGTATTTTATTTGCTATCTGTGTAGATAAGAAACAAGATGATTATCAGATAGCTCATTTTGGAGCACAAGCTGAAAGGTCTTTAAATAATGTTATTGAAGAATTTAATAACTACTTCTTAAAGATTCTTATGGACTCAGGTTGTATTCAATATGTAGCTTTCTTAACAGCAGGTTCTCATCGTTATAGTTTTTACCCAGAATACAAAGCTAATCGAAAGAAGTTAGAAAAACCTAGATTTTTGAAAGAATTAACAGCTTATGCTATTGAAACATTAGGTTTCTGTAGAGTAGATGGTTATGAGGCAGATGATTTAGTTAATATGTGTAAAGAACAATTAGGAGATAATACTCTGATTGTTCATACAGATAAAGACTTAGATCAGATTCCAGGTAATCATTTTAACTACAAGAAGCTAGAATTTTATGATATTAGTGAAGATACCGCTCAGTTAAACTTGTGGACACAAGTAATAACAGGTGATTCTATAGATAATATTAAAGGGATTCCAGGTAAAGGTAGTGCATTTGCTGAACAGTTAAAAGATGAATGCTCTTATACAGAAGGTGCTGAAACTCATGTAGGTGTGTTTAGAAATGAAATATTATCTAATTACATTGATAAGTTCGGTGAGTATCAAGGTATAGAAGAATTTACTAAAAACTATAAGCTTATTAAGTTATTAGGATTAGGTAATTCAGGGCTATTCTTTCAAACAAGTTTAGTAGAAGATAAGTTAGATTTAGAAGCTAATCTAAATCTACAATAATAATAATAATAACTAGTAAGAGGAGATAGATGATAGAGGAGATAGAGAAAACTAGTAAGGAAGATAATTTTGATGTAACTAAAGTTACTAAATCAAATATCTTTGTAAGAAGTATGTTAGGATATTCATTTGATTTTTATGGAGAGAATTTTCATAATTGTTATATTGGAGGAGATGCTCAAAAAGATGTTTTATATTTAACATTTAAAAAA